TCGAATGCCCGTCCCCGATCGAGCGAGGGGATTTGAGATCCGATTGAGGAAACAGAGTGTGGTGGCTTGATGACCGTTAAATTTTTTTTTTCAAGCAGAAGACGGCATACGAGATGTAGCCGTGACTGGAGTTCAGACGTGTGCTCTTCCGATCTGCAAGATTAGAGTCTGCAACCAAAGAAGTAGGAAAAGACATATTGATTGGTTATTCTACTGCCATAGATTGTAAATTTAGGTTAAAATTATTAAAACCGATAAGTGTTAAAGGCAAAAGCCAAAAACTATCGATATATACAGTACAGGAGTAAACATTATGCCAAAAGGAAAAGGAACATACGGAAGTAAAGTAGGTAGACCACCAAAGAAGAAAACAAAGAAAAATAAAAAATGATTGACAAGCTAATAGGTCCAGTAAGTGACATAGTAAACAAAATGATTCCTGACAAGGACTTGCAGGCTAAACTAAACCATGAACTTAAAACCGAACTACATAAAGCAAATATGGCTCAAGTGGAGATTAATAAAATTGAAGCTGGCCATAAGTCTATATTTGTTAGCGGTTGGCGGCCATTTGTGGGTTGGACTTGCGGCATTGCTTTGCTTTATCACTTTTTGCTTCAGCCTATTATTATCTTCGCACTCTCAGCATTTGGAATATCTTTTGTATTACCATCCTTTGACATGGGATCGTTGATGACTGTATTGATGGGTATGTTAGGACTTGGCGGACTTAGAACATTTGAAAAAACCAAAGGAGTTGCTAGATGAGTTGGGATAACTTTAAACTAGAAGAATTTGCTTGTAAGCATTGTGGTGAAAACAAAATAGAACATGAGCTTATAGATAAACTACAAGCACTTAGAACTGACTGTGGTTTCCCATTTAAAATAACAAGTGGTTATAGATGTGCTGAACATCCTGTAGAAATAAACAAATCAAAACCAGGCACACACGCTGTTGGTCTAGCAGCTGACATAGGCGTTAGAGGTAAACAAGCATTAGAGATTATATCTAAAGCTACTAATTATGGTTTTACTGGTATTGGAGTCAATCAAAAAGGTGGTGCTAGGTTTATACACTTAGATATATCCAAAGATTCACAAGGTCGACCAAGACCACATATTTGGAGTTATTAGCATGGACTTAATGATGTATTGGAACATAATCATTACTTTAATCTTTGCTCCTATAGTGCATAGCATTAGAACCAACGCGACAGAATTAAAAAGAGTTGATATACTACTCAATAAGACTCGCGAGGAAGTTGCAAAAGATTATGTGACTAAGGTTGAATTAACAATCAGTATAGATAGGGTTATAGATCGTTTAGATAAACTAGACGCTAAAATGGACAAGTTAATAACAGGTTAATATGGCATATAAATATAGAAGAAGAGATCCAGAAACAGGTCAAATGGAATTATATGAAGATGCTGGTAGGTCTATACCATTTAATTTTGGTGGTATGAATTTAACAGGCACTCCTAATTTTGACTATTTACAAAATCTAGCTAATTTAGCTCAACAACAACAAGGACCACAATTAGGTCCAGATGAATTTGGCAGTTATTCAATACCTTACTCTGACCCAACATATTCAAGTGGTTTTGACTATGCACGTTCTATAGCAGGTGGTATGCCAATGGAACAAGTTATTGCACCAGGCGTAAGCTATTCTCCAGAACAACCAATGGGTTATACACAAGAACAATTAAACATACCTAGAGATGTAGAAAGACTTACACCTCCACCAATTTTACCTCCAACAAGAGAACCTGATGATCCAAGATATTTTGGCACAGGTATTGGTGGTGTAACAATATTTGACGATAAAGACCCAAAAGCAATACCACATAGAGATATCATTACAGGTAAAATTATAGGTGGGACTCCTAGAAATAATTTACAAGATATAGGTAAATTATTTGACCTTGATTTATTACCTGACTTTTCACAATTTGTAACAAAAGAAGATATGCCAACTTTTATACCAGAAGTGCCTACAGGTAGTGATTTCTCTGTAGATAGAGACGTTTTGGACAGACCTATGATATCTGGTTTAGAGAACAGAGATTTAATGGATGTTGATAAGCTAATACCACCAAAAATAAACGACCAAATTTTTATTGATGACAGACCAATAATTGATGAAAGAATAGTAGACCGTGGTTATGGACCAGGTATTATGCCTCCATTACCTCCAATAGATATTGATAAATTAATACCACCAGTGGATTTACCTCCAATAAATATAATGGATTTACCTCCAGTAAACATACCATCAAGGATTCCAGTAGATTTACCTCCATTAGATTTACCTATTGTGCGACCTCCAACAATAATGGATAAACCAAAAATAATGGACAGGCAAACGATAATGGATGAACTAACAGGCGGTAGATTTTCTATAAATCGACAACTACCAATGAAATTATTTTAATGTCAGTATCACACGAAGAAGTGGTTAAAGCCGCACAAGCAGAACAAATATTAACCTCAGAAGTTTTTAAAGAGGCGGTAGAAAATCTTAAAAACGAATACATTACTCATTGGTTAAACTCAAGAGAGATAGATGATGTTAATGCTAGAGAAGATATCCACAGATCATTATTACTATTACCAGAGGTTGAAAGACATCTGCGTATCATTGCAGAGAAAGGTAAACTCACACAAGCTAATATAAACAAAATTAGAAATATTGGTTAAACCTTCCCTTTTTACACATTATTAAGCTAAAATACTCTTAAATACATAAGGAGTATTTATTATGGCAATAACGGATAAACCGACTGCTTTACAAACTGATAAGGAAGTTACTACTTCGATGTTTGAAAGTTTCTTAACCCCTGAAGAGGATAAGGTTGAGGATGCAGTCACAGAAACAGAAGAAGTAACACAAGAAGAAGTCCTTGAAGAAGAACCTGAAGTATCTGAAGATCTTGAAGAAGATGTAGAAGATGACGAAGAGTTTGACGATGAGGACGAAGAACTGGATGAAGAACAAACCGATGTTGAAGAGGAAGCATTGCAACCTCAGACATTTACAGTAAAAGTAGATGGTCAAGAAGTTGAGGTGACGCAAGACGAACTCATCAACGGATATTCTCGTCAGCAAGATTATACGCGCAAAACACAAGAACTCTCTCAACAGCGTAAGACTATTGAGCAGCAGCAAGCAGAGTTAGCGCAAAGAGATGCGATTTATTCGCAGTTGTTACCGAAGATGGAAGCCCAATTAAAGGGCGAACTGGCTAACGAACCAGACTGGAACACTTTGTACGAAGATGATCCTGTTGGGTATGTTCGCGAAAAACAGCTTTGGGATGAAAAGAAAGAAAAGCTTAGCGCTGTAAGTGCTGAACAACAAAGGCTTCAACAAGAAGCAATGGTTAAACAGCAACAACAAATTCAACAGTTTGTTGAATACGGCAATCAAAAGCTTCTTGAAATTATCCCAGAATGGCAAAACCCAGAGGTTGCTGCCAAAGAAAAAGCTGCTATAAGCGAATATGCTGTAAATTTTTTGGAGTACACTCCAGAAGAAATACAACAGGTTTATGATTATCGTGCTTTGCTTGGTTTAAGAAATGCTTGGTTAAACTCTAAAACAGTTGAAGCCACAAAGAAAAAACCAACACAAAAAGCACCAGCAAGAGTGGCTAGACCTGGTACTACTAACCGACCTAAATCGGCAGCACCTGTGAAGAAAGCAAAACAAAGGTTAGCTAAATCTGGAAGAGTCCAAGATGCGGCTAAAGTTTTTGAACAATTAATTTAATTTTAAAGGAATATAAAAATGGCTAAAGTAACTAACGCTTTTGACACATATTCGGCAACAGCTGACAGAGAAGATTTAAGTAATATTATTTACAACATCTCTCCTATGCAAACACCGTTTATGTCATCAATAGGCAAAAGAAATATTAAAAATGTAGTGTTTGATTGGCAGACAGAAGTCTTACCTACTCCAAGTGCTGCTGGACAGTTAGAAGGTTTTGAATTATCAAGATCTACTTCTACAGCGACAACTAGAGTAAGTAACGTTGCGATGATTTCAAAAAGAGACGCAACTGTAACTGGCTCACAGGATGCTTCAGACCCAGCTGGTAAGAGATCAGAAATGGCTCACCAACTAGCTATTATGGCTAAAGCATTAAAAAGAGACATGGAAGAAGCTCTATGTCAAAACGGCGCTAAAACAACTGGTGATGCTACAACAGCTAGGGTAACTGGTGGTTTTGAATCATGGCTAACATCTAACGTATCCAGAGGTTCTGGTGGTTCAGGTGCTGGTGGTGGTGCTGCTCCAGTTGACGGAACAGACAGAGACTTAACAGAAGACCTTTTAAAAGGTGTTTTGCAAACTATGTTTGGTAACGGAGCTGAGCCTTCAATGGCTATATGTGGTCCACACAACAAGCAAGTAATATCTACTTTCACAGGTAGAACTCAGGCTAGACAAATGATTGATGCAAATACTGTAGAAGCTTCAGTATCTGTTTACTCATCTGACTTTGGTGAACTAAAAATCGTTCCATCAAACAGATCTAGAGAAGCATCATTATTATTGGTAGATCCAGAGTTTGCTAAAGTGTCTTATCTAAGAGACTTTAAAACTGTTGATATTGCTACAATAGGCGATGCTGAAACAAAAATGATTGTTGTTGAGTATGGGTTAGAAGTATCTAACGAAGCTGCTCACGGAATCGTTGCTGACTTAAACGAATCATAAGTTTAGTCAATTAGCTTAAAGGGATGTTTCGGCATCCCTTTTTTTTGTGCTAAAATCTATACATGGCAAAGACAACATTAATAGATCATAAGAAAGGTTTTAAGTCTGTATTCGCAACAGAAGATGATAAGGTTGTTTATCACACAAAGCAGGATATACAGCCAACTTTAGATTATGTAAAAAATCTATCTGAATATGCACCTGGTAAAGATTTTCGCCATGTAGCAGAAATACCAATGGTGGTATATCAAAGAGCAGTCCGAGAGGGATGGTCGCAAGATTCTGCACAATGGAAGAAATGGCTAAACCATTCAGATAAC